TGTTGAGGTAAATGGTGATGGGCTTCTCTGGTGTCGTTGCCAGGATGTGCAATGCCTTGACAGCCAACTGCGCCGTTACGCTGTCTATGCCATCGCTTCCAGTATCTCCAATCCAGATGGTTCTCGTTTCAAAATGGATGTTGTAAGCGAAGAACCGATCAATACTCTCCCTTCCCAGTCGTGACATATCTTAGTCCTGTAAGAAGGCCGTACCCGCACCAAACTTACCACCCTCCGAATCGAACTTGAAGTCGAATGGTTGAGTGTTCGTACCGTCACCGAATTTGGCGTCCGTATTGATAACCAGATTCGAGTCCAGGATTTGACGGATCACTGACGACAGGAATGCCGACGCACCTGGGTTGTCGGAATCCACAATCTTCGTCTTGCGAATGTCAATGATGGTCGGGGCTGCCGGACTTGGATTTATGGGCATCCCTGGCAGCGGGTCGATGTAGTTGAGTGTGAGGTCAGGATTAGGATTGACAGATGTTACGACGTTGGCGAAAACGGTGCTAGGAATAATGGGTTGTGCTGTGAAGCCTTGATCCGTTGGCGTGCGGTCGCCGTAATCGCTATGCGGCCGGAAAACCACGTTAGGACCACCGACGAAGACGGCATTGCCACCTGTGATCGTTGACGTGTTTCCAACCGGAAGGCTGCCCGAAGCACCGGCCCCGATACCATTACCGCCAGCGTTTCCGGCAAGAATCTCAGCCTCAGTCGGCCATGTCTCTACCGCTGGCAACGTGCTCGGCCAGAAGAAGTCATACTTCACCATCGTGCCCGCTTTAACAGGCACGAGGCACTCGAAGTCGATTGTATTCGCTTCCGAGTTGTAATTCGCCTTCTCGACGATTGCTTTGATGTTGCCAGAGGCGACGTAAGGTGGGGTTTGTAATTCAACCGTGTCAAACGTCTCTAGGGGAAGCAGATTCAGGAAGCCCCGAAACTTGAATTTCTTCCATGTGTTGCTCTTGCGGATCAACCAGAACGTCGCGGCCTTCAGAATGATGTCTGGCTGGTTGTAGATGAACCACTCGTACCTCTGCTCCTTTGTGCCATACTTGTTGACGTTGTGCCGCAGGATGATTTTGTTCGGCTCATCCGCAGCATAACTCAACCACCATGTCACGACCATCTTGGTCACAAGGTCTTCAGTGGGCGTCAGGCCGACTTCGATTGAGCCACTCTCAATGTCAGACACAGTGATTGGCATGTCTGCTGCCGGCTCTTCGGGCAGGTACTTCAGATAGAAGACGCCGTTGTTCAGCCAGATAGCACACCGAGCCTGGAATGCAATTTCCCGGATCAGCTCCAACGTATTCTTCCGTGTGAGTACAGGGAAATTAGACGGAAAAGGTGCTAATTTCGTCTTGACATAATTGAAGCTTACCGGGTCAAACGTCAGGTCCGTCCAGTTGGTGATGATGTACTCCAGGATGTCCACCGTGTTCGGTCCGATGGTGGACTCAAACGTCACGTATAGATCGTCGTCCCAACCTTGATCAGGGATGCTTGACAGCGGCTTCCTGGTCACAACTTGTGTGGCCGTAATCGTGCCGTAGTTCTTGACTTCGGTGTACCACAGATCATTCGGAACGTTGACCAGCTTGCGTACCCCATCCAGCGTCTTGAACGCTTTTACGGCAAGGACGGTGCCCGGCGTGATCGAGACGATGTACGTGATCGGCTCATCGCTTGCCAGCACTACCCGGGAGCCAGGCTCTGCCCAAAAGTGCTGGGCAACTTGCGGCGTTGAGGGTCGAGATCGCTGCGGCTCATTGCAAAAGATGAAGCCGTGACGGCGAATGGTGCTACCCGATAAATCGCCACGGCCGGCAGGGACTTCCATAGAGAAGTCGAAGAATTGTATTGGCGTGGGCGTCTCGCACTGGGTGGCGTTAATTTGGGAAAAAAGCTGTTGAGCCTTCTCCTCATTCGCGGGGTGCTCACGGGACGAGATCGTAAACTCGTCATTCCGCATGATCCCTCGGAACAGGCCGCCATTGATATTCAACGTGATGGGCGTATTCTGAGGGAAGTCTTCGCCACCGAGAATGCGTATGGGGTTGCAGCCTAGGCCGTTCTCTCTTGCATTTTGCAGCTTCGCCACCCGTTGAGCTATGGCACAATTGTACTGATTCGCCCGGCTGGCGGCGGCCGATGACATCGAGGCTTGAAGCTGATTGATCTGATCCAGAAGCTCCGCCGCTTTGACATCGTCAACCCCCTGCCATGCGAAGTGGCAGGCGTGCAAGAAGCTAATCTGCTCGGACATCATGGCCAGACTCATGCCCAGGCCGCAGTCCGTTCCACCAAGCCCCACCTGATTGTGCAGGTCTTCACCGCTAAGGATACCGACGCCGCAAAGCGTGCTGCCGGAGACGGCGTGGTTGACCTGGAGTGCGGGGCAATCGAGCACCTTCCCGAAGATCACAGGCCACGGTTTGCCAATCAGGTCTTTTGGGATGAAGGGGAATTGACCCTCTTCGGCTGAGAATCCAAACTCTTTGTCTTCAAGTTGGCTGATGATCGAGAATGAGACCGTGCGGTCTGCTTCTGACCAACTGACTGGGCTGCTGATTTTGCCAGCGAACAAAAGGAACTTGTCACTAAGGTCCAGCCCGCTGAACCACTGATAAACACGGACATCACGTTGGTGGATGTCCTGCGTATCCATGATCGCCTTAATCGACCCGTCTGTGTCATCGAGCACCACGCTCAGTTCTTGCGAAGAATTGGAATTCAGAACATCAACCACATTATCCAGGTCGCCAACCTGAAGAATACGCCCCTTGATGCCCGGGTCGATGTCACGATCGGCATACGATACCGTCGCACCAGGACTCCAATCGACCTCGATAATGATGATCGGTTCGGTGCCCTTCTTCTGCGTGATCTTCGCCAGACCGTTAGCAGAAATGTTTCTCATTGCTCTACTCCCTCGAATTCAATCGTGATTGTCTGCATCTCGCCACGCAGACTTCCGATGAATGGGCCACCGGCATCCGTGTCGAACTCAAAGGGGTTATTCGTGAAGTTCCCCAGCCAGATTCGACCGTTGTGATCCTTGACCCGGATTGTTGAAGCGAAATACGACAAAAGGAAAGCACGAAGCTCCAGAGCCTTCGGCCGATGAAGGCGAAAGGTCCAGGTCATCTTTCGACGCCCACCCTTGGTCTTGATGTATGTATACAGCGTCCCGTCCGTGGCCCGCTTGGGCGACAGTGAAGCGGTGAGCGCTTCACCGTCGCTGAACTGCGGATTTGGAAGAAGGGAAATTGTCTGGATTCCCGGGTACGGGGCTGCAAATTCAAACATGGTTACACCTTCTCACCCTCAAACTCGAAGCTCGCCGTATACTTGCAGCCACGGCCGTCTTGGACCACCGGGTCTTGCGGATTGACGATGACGCCCTTCCACACCCTGTCTTCCCAGTCGATCAGCCGAATCTCTTCACCGAGGTGGTTTTCCATGAACTCCAACAAGTCTTGAGACTCGTCGAAGCTCAACCCGCTGAACGATAGCAGAAGCGTCTCAACCTTTGGCCAGATCGGATCGGCATAGACAATCAACGTGCCGCCACGAGTTTCCCGGTTGATGCGGGTCATTGAAAGCCTGTCGATGTTGCCTAGATTTGGCGCTCGCAAGATCAACTCATCCGTAACCGGCCCGGTACCTGGATACTGAAGCCTGAAGCCAGGGGTCGCACCCGGTGCCGTATAGGTGGGCGGCGGTGGAATCGGGGCATTTGGATCGCTCGATTCTCCTACGAAGGGCGTGTACGTGCAGAGCACGTTGCTCTTCTCGAAGATAAAGGCGACCGCATGCTTGACTTCCAATGTGTTGGATGCCGTAATGTTGACACGAACGACCGTGACGGTCGCCGCAACATTCAACGTGTCAAGCTGGTTCTTCAGTTCAATGCCTACCACACCGGTCGCGGATTGCGACAGCGGGATGGTTAAGTTCTCGTTCTTAACCTGCTTGCTGAGCCGGGCTTCCTGGGACAGTGCCAGGGCACTGGTCGCATCGGCTGGAATCGCGTCTGAGCGGACAACATACTGCGTCGCCGGCGTGGCAAACGAGATAATGCTGTATGCTTGGCGTGGACCGTCCCGCACAACGCTCACCGAATCTTGCAATCCGGTGAGGACTTCGATGAATGAGAAGGTGTTCAGATCGAACACCAACCCCACCGTTGTGAGTGCGTTGACAGCCGATAGTCGCCACGGGCGAATCACGTTGAGCGACTGGTCAATAACCAGTGTGCTCTTCGCCGTGAGCATCTTAATGTTCGACGTGACGGTGTCCGTCAGTCCGATGATGCTCGGAGATGCCGTAAGCTTGACGCTAACAAGGCGGGCTAAGTCGGTAAGCGTCAACGGCTGATTGATCTGCAACGCCACGATACCTTGGGAGGCTTCGTGCGACAGGACCAGCTCGCTCTTGACAGTCTTAACCTTCTCGACCGACGCTGTATCAACGACCGTAATCGCGTTGGAAACTGATCGCCGCTTCTCACTGTTGTCGGCTACATCAAACAGCGTGATCGGACTGTTTGCGTAGACGTGATTGTTGACGCCAACGGTCACCTGGCTTAGTACCAGTGCGTTGGTTGCCGACAGGACGTAGGTGTTCGCGACCCGGGCAGCGTGGTTCAGCGGCAAAAAATCAAAAACAGGTAGCTGAATGATGTTTGACCTGGCCATGTCGGTCAGTGTCAGGGTTGACACGACCGTCCGTTTAATTGGGCCGATGCCCGTCGCAGACGACGTAAGGCTGATCGAGCTGCTTGCTGACCTACGGAAAGGCTTCGGTGATGAAGCCGATTGAGTCAATGTAAGTGTGCTGGAGGTCGGGTTGCGGGTGCTCTCACCAGTGCATACGACGCTGATAGACAGCGACGATGACGCTGACACGTTGCGAGCTTGGCAGGCCGCAGTCGAAGCCAAGCTGACCAAGCTGCTGGCAACTTTATCAATCGTTGTGTTCTTAGCCTGTTGCGTGAGCGTGATCGCGCTGGTTGCAACAGGATACTTGATGTTGATCGCGGCTGATTGCGTGATAGCAAGCGAACTTGTTGCGACCACCATCTTGATGCTTGATGCGGCCGTTTGAGCAACCGAAATTGGGTTGCTTGCGCTACGATGCCACGGTATGGATGTCGTTGCCGACTGAGTAAAAGATGGTGAGCTGCTGGCTGACGCATCGAAGGTAGAAGATCGAGCTAACTGATTGAGCGCAATTGCGC